CCTCTGTTTTGAATAACTTGCAAAGTACAATGAATCGAGTGTTTGAGGCCTCGATAATCTCTGTTTCCAATCTTCCATCTGGGAACTCCTTCCACCACTTATGTAGTCTTTCATCAACTGGTTCATATAAACTTAAATCGAAAGCCATTACTCCTGCCAATCTAGTGCGCTGTCTTGCATCGCCTCATGACATGTTTTGGCAATAGCAATATACGCAACTGCGTCTTTGTAATGATCCGAAATTTCTGGGGATTCAACACTGCGGCTGATCTTGACGAGTGACATGGCCATAGCCACTTGGTTTGCTGTGATCGGAAAATGAAAATAAGCAGACCATAATTCGGCAATACGACTATGCTGACTGTAAGGGTGTCCGTACTGTGAACCCCTTGCGTGTATAAGCTCTGTTGCATCTGCGAATAGTTTTTCAGTTGTTGTGGACATCGTTATCGACCATCCTTCTATGCATATCCCAGCCGTCTTTACGGCCTCGCCAGTAGTGAATCGTCTTCACGTTTTCAATATATGTGCCAATAGCCCAGGTAAGTAATAACCCTACGACTACTCCCCACATAATTAGATACCCAAAGTCTTTCAGCTCTGTGTACATGTAGCCCTACTTTCTATGCTCACGCTTTGTGGCATGGAAATAGTGTGACACTTGTGTATGACTTTGTGGATGATTTAGAGCCTATATTTGATAACGATTTGGTAACGTTATTTGTAGAGTTTGCCCTCAAATATAAAGCTGCCATCTGAATTTATAGGGATGGTTACTACCTGGACTTTACGCTCGTGCACATAGGCTACGGCAAAGCCTTGCTGCCAGTTAGCATAGCCCCTTGTATACGCCATGCCTGAACTGCTAAGGTCAACGAGATTTCCGACTTCATGACCCCATACAGTACGCCCTAATTGGCCTCTAGATGCCTCTGTAAAGGCCGCAGACCCTAATCTATGGGTATGCCCACACACTACGCTCTTACCAAGCCTTCTAGCCCCATTTAAGGCTGTTTGTCCAGGAATTTGGCTAAGAGGGAAAGAGTCGCCATGTACGGCTGTCCAGCCTGGCGCCCAATCGAGCCCAAATGGGTGGAATTTAATCTGGAGCTTGTCATATCCCATAAAACGCTCATACTGCATTTCGGGTAGGTTGAGAAATGATGGTAGTCGTTTTTTAATTGATCGGTAGAGTCTGATTCCATGGTTACTTCCTAGTACATCTGTTACCCCTAAGTAACTTAATACTTCTTGTGTTTGTTTTCTATCGTCATTTATGTTGCCAACCATCTCATCAATAGTGCCAGCATTAAAACCGCCTAGCTGTGGTAGATCAATTTCATCACCGATGCAGATAGTTCTATGAGGCCGCCACTTGGCTAAAAAACGGCCTACTGATTTGACACTTGATTCATTAAAAAAAGGAACTTGCAGATCTGATACAAACGCTATGCGCTTAATCGTCTTCCTCATAATCATCTAGAGGATCTTTAATAGGATCTGTGGTATCAACTATCCAATCTGGGTAGCTTGTCCGATCCATGGCAAAGGCTAGAGCTGTAGATTCATCCATGCCATTCTTACGGCAGGCTTTGTAAACCTCATTAGCTGCAATAGCCCAGTAATCTAACTTGGTTAATACAGGCTCTTTAGTAGTTCTGCGCTTACGCACCATCTTCTTCTTAGGTTTGCGCTTAGTTGCCATATTGCTATTGTCGCTTATTCATGATAAGGAATAGATCATCGACACGCTGTTCTAATCTAGTTAACTGATCTTTCATGCTAGATCCACCATTAGGTCGTAGTTCGTTTAACCAGCCTTTAACGAGAAAACGTAATCCGATTAGCCCGCCTGATAGCACGGCCATAACGCCAGCGCCAAAGCCAGCCCATTCTGCTGGACTCATTTTTCATTAGTACCGATAACATCGGATTTGTCTAAAGCCCTAACTGCTGGACCAGCGAAAGCTGCAACTATTACAGACAGTGCTGGATCTAAACCTAATTCATTACTTGCTAAAAATGTTAAGAAAGATACTAATACCCCACGTGCATAGGATTTTAGTATGGCTTTTTGTTTCTTGCTTATCTTCATATTTTGCCCCCTAGTAGTGGTATATCGAACTCTCTGCCGTCTTTGTCGCCTAACTTTGTAAAGCTACAATGTATGTGTGATCGGTGCGGGTTTATGCCTCTGTACTTACGCCACTTCCAATTTAAAATCTTTGAACATATCCGCCCGTTATAGATGACGTATGATATGCGTGCATCCGATTTGGCTGCGATTCTGATCTGGTCAGCCAGATAAGGTGCGAGGCTGTCGGATGACTGTAACCGAGCATTAATATCAATTGCTCTGACGACCCCAGATTTGTCTGGATTATGATCCGATTTAGTACGGGAATGCCTACTATCGCCCAGCCATCCTTCTGGACTGGCAGTACTGCGATCTGGAAACCACGTATCAATCTGATCCCTTAACTGCACACCAGCTGCACATAACCAGGGTTTCATAACTCAGGCTCAGGATCAGGAACTATCCACTGACATGTATCTTCATTAAAGCCAGTTGCATTATCAGGCTCTGGCCCTATAAAAGCATCTCTAGTTTCATCATAAGTAAAACCAATACCTGCATAGTTATATCTTATGTTGCCGTTATATGAAGTTCGCTTACATACTTGACCTCTAAAGTTTCCATACCAAGTTTCAGGATCTAATCCTTCTATGGTTTCTGTTTCATCAATACCTACTATAACTTCGGTAACAATATTGTTTTCATCTAAAAATGCGTAATGTGCCATTATGCCCAACTCACATTTCCAGTGCCTGCAGTAACTGTTGTAATTTTATCTGCACCACTTGAACTAGTAGATAAAGTTAATCCACCACCAGGATTTGAAATTGTATAAGCTGATGGATATTTGAGAATGACAACACCACTACCGCCATTACCACCATTGCAAGCATTGGTATTTTGATTAGATGCACCGCCACCACCATTACCTCTATTAGCAGTACCAGCAATTCCACTAACGTCATTAACATTGGAACCGCCGCCATTACCACCTACGGCATAGGTGACTGAGCTACCAGTTATAGAATTGGCAGTACCAGCACCTGCGTTACTTTGTGGGTGTGTAGTACCTGAACCAGCCGTTCCGACTGCGCTACTGCCACCACCGCCACCACCAGAATTGCTAGGATCACCAGCACCACCAGCAAAACCTTCGACTGGACTATATCCACCGCTATTACCTGCACTACCGCTACCGCCATTACTATGAGCACCGCCCCCTGAACCACCAGTTGATGATGACACAGCGTTTTGACCACCTAGACCACCGCCAGAAGAAGAAGTAGTATTGAAAGTTGAAGTAGAACCTGCGGTTGCTGCTATAGATAAATTAACATTTCCACCAGTACCACCAGCACCTATTGTGCATGTGTAACTAGTTCCTATACTTGGAGAAAAAGTATTTGTGCGATAGCCACCAGCACCGCCACCACCACCTCTGTTACCGCCACCACCACCAGCACCTGCGACTACTAAAAATTCTACAGATAAAGGTGGCAATCCCATATCATATAAACTTGCAACAATGTTACCTATCATTATGCAATAGCTCCAACTACATACCAAGTATCAGCAGCTGTTTTAATACATACTGCAGTCTTATATTGTGCAAGTGTTGGTGATGCTGCAGTTCCGCCAGCACTTAATACTGTAGTAGTGCCAGGTGTTACTGCGCTAATTGTACAAGTACCTACACCAATATTTAATACTGTTAATGCTGTGCCTACGGGAAATGCTACAGATGCATCAGTTGGGATTTTGAATGCTATTGCTGTGGCTTTGTTCATTACTTCTAATACCTGGTATTGATCTGCAAGTACAGCTGTGTAATCTACTGTGTTGGCAGTACCTACTGTAAAAGCAGTTAAGCCATTAAACATAGCAGCACTAAGTACATCACCTGTGCTTGCTGGAAATCCTGTTGCCATTATTACTCCTTAATAAGATAGAACGTTTTGACCTAGTACGCCATAGTTCACGTTGCCTATTATAAACCCATCGATGATAGGTTCTAGCGTTGTAAACGTGGTTTTCCAACTATTCGGCGTAATTGCCATGGATACGCCAAAAATCTGCAGGGTTTTCTCTAGGACTGACCCACCTGGCTGGGTGGTCTTAACTGTAATTGGATCAAAAAAATCCAAGTCTAAGGCTGCGATAATGCCTGAATTGTAGTTTGGCGTGTATAGGTCTAGGACTATGGCATCGCATCGGATAGAGGTTTCAGCTCTACTAGCCACATAAGCCTGGGCATAATTTAGGGCTACTGCATCGCTTTCCATTAGTAGGCCATCTAAGAAATAGCTGTGGAGAAAGTACTTGTCTATGCTGGCTTGGTTTGTGGCTACCTGAGCAGTACCACCTAATCTAGTAATAGTGGCCTTATTAAATATAAGCACATCGTTTAATATCCAGGCTACGTTGTTATAGTCAATACCTGAGCCATCATCGGCAAAGACTGTGGGTGTGCCAGTAATTGAGCTTATAGTTACAGTTCTATCCTGAAATACAAACTCACCATTAGCATTTACATATAGTGCTCCGTACTCGCTATTAGCCACAGTAGTTAATGCAGCTAGGGCAGTTCTATTAGTGCCTGGATCATTTTGTAATGTAGTCAAACCTGCATCAATATCACGCATTGTTGTTGGCCATGAAATCTCATCTAATATCTCATTAACTCTAGTACCCGATAACTGACCAGCTGCAGCACCTGTAACTGTGCTTATCTGAGCATTCTGGGCTAATCTAAAAGCATCTACTGCTTGAATGGTTGTATAAGTTACATCTTCTGCTTCACGAGGATAAGTAGTAACGTAGCTTGTAATAAACCCAGAGAATATAGGATAAGTTGTAGAACCATAAGTAGCTGTAATCTGCACTTTCTTCATAGGTGTTAAAAGTTGAAAATACGGACTGGCTGGATTCTCGGGGTTGAAGTCACCCGCTTGATCTACTATGCGCAAGCTAAGTGTGCCTGTTTGAAATTCATCAATTAAAGCATTACGGCCACGCTTGGTTTCAATACGATTTACCTGATTAGATACATCAACGATTACAGCTGCAGAATCCGCTAATACGTTTGTGCCAAATACGCCTGATCCGATTATAAATGCCTGAGCAAAACTCGGCCCAGTGCTAAAATTAATTATTGCATTTACTACAGGTACTGCCATTACAAACCACCTGCTACCCCATATGAGATACCAGACTTCTGGGCTATCTGTAAACTCTCTGCTATTAATGCTGCGAATCTATCGCCTGTCTGTGCTGTATCTACTCTTATATTTAATTCTGCTACTGACCGCTCTTCGCCACGTCTTGCAAAGCTAGGGTCAAATACACTGCCACCTAATGTGCCTGTAATTCCGCCCCCACCACCGCCAGTGCTAATTGTGCCAGCACCAGTTAATGAATCTAAGCCAGGTATATCAAATCCTTTAACGCTCATGCTAGTTAAAAATGCTGCTATCTTGGCGTTCATAAGTTGCACAGATGCTAAAGCCTGATCGTAAGTAGCGGCTAATCTTCTTGCAGCTTCGGCTGCAGCCAATTCTGCTAATGCTTTCTTTGCTAATGCTTCATCGTTTTTCTCAATAGCAATAAGGCCTCTAAGTCTTGCCTTTGTTTCTTCATCTACTGTTTCACCTAATGCTTTTTGTAATCCAATTAGAGTTACGTTGAATTGCTCGGCAAGTTTATCTACTTCTGTTTTTTTCTTTAATTGATCGTTTTCAGCCTTACGTAATGTAGTGGCACTCTTAATGGCTCGTGCTTCTAATACTCTTTGTTGAGCGGCAATTCTAGTAGCCGTTCTTTCTTGGCCACCACGATCAACCTGTGGTATAGCCCCTCGGCCTATTTCTCTAACGCCAGGTATAATTGCGCCTAATATTGGTATATTTCTAATATCAAATATATTGCCAACGCCAGGTATATTTGTTAATTCTTTTAATTTACTGCCTATTTTTCCTAAACCTACAATTACCTCACTGGTAGCTGTGGCAAAGTTTTCCATGCCTTCGGTTAAGCCTTCGATAGTCTTATCATCACTTAATAAAGTTAAGGAATCTAAAATACCCTTACCAATAATTTCTTGGGCATCGGCAGATGCAACAGCCAATAGATCCATCTTGCCTGCATAAGTAGTTAATCTAGCGGCTGATTGACCTGAGAACTTCTTGTTAAGTTCGGCCATGATTGCATCCATGTCGCCAGTCTTTAACAAAGTCTTATCTAAGCCAGCACCTAATCTACTAAGTCCTGTGGTATTGCCTGCATAGGCACGTGATAATGCTGTAGTAACGGCTGTTAATGATTTGCCAGTACCAGCGCTTATATTTAGAGCTGTATTTAATGCATCTTGGCTAGTAGTAATTGAGCCTGTAATAGTTAATAATTGCTGAAAGGCTGGTCTTAACTGGTCATCTAATACGCCTGTAGTCTTTTGTAGATTGGCTATGTAAATTTCTATGGCTGGTGAACTGAACTGGTAGCCAGTATTTTTTAATTGTTGCTCTAAGGATTTGGCTGCTTGCTCATCGGCTGCAAATGCTTTAACAGCTGCTTTGCCATATCTAGTTAATGCTGTTACTGAAAATGCTGCAGCAAAGGTCTTGGCGAAACTTTTAATTTGTTTATCAAAGGCTGATACTTCTTTTTTACCCTTTTTTAATCCTTTGTTATCAAAGGTGCTTAATGCCGATACTACTAAGGTTGGCACAATTACACTCCCCTAAATCCACGAGCTGATCGCTCTTTGTAGAATCCAAGCACTTGGCCTTTTTTCTCTAATGGTAATTTTTTGTAATACTCAAATATGGCTTCATCAATAGCCTTTTGAATTCCCTTGTAAGCATCGCCTTGCTCTTCTTTCCAGGCTTTGTAAATTACTCGACCTTTATTTTTACGACCTCTGCGACCTACTGAACCTGCCATAGTTGCATCTTCTACTTGTGGTAATGCAGCTATAAATTGGATTCCAGCATTAGGGTTTAATGATGCCCCTTGTGATCCGTCTGTCTTACGGCCTGCAGTTTCATAAATAGCGCCAGGTGCAGACTCATTAGATACATAGTTGTAAACGCTATACCCTTTTCTGTTTTTCTTATTAGGGCCTAACTTATATTTAATGCCTGCTCTAGCTGTGGCTTGATCGTATGCAGGGAATGGCCTGCGCTGACCTTCTTGTGGCTCTGCCTGTTTTAGCCAGCCACTTAACACATTTTGATTGCTAGGTAAATTTTGTTTAGCCTTAAAGGTTGTTTTAAGCATGGGCGTTTTAAGGCTAGCCCTTACATTCTTATACATGTCTTCATCTATTTCATCAATAGCTTTAAGAAATTCTCTAACGCCGTTTACGACTACTGGCATTTTTTAACTCCTTAGCTCTATCGGCAAGTACTTGCATAATTGCCCTGAACATTTCTGTGTCCATATTGATAAACTCGCTAGGCGCTATCCCTGTTTCAATCGATAAGCTGGCTATCGTATAGAGTAAAGAATCACGCCCTACTATTTTTTTTCTTCGTCTAATACCTCTACAGTATCTAAGCTGTCTATAAACTCGATACCAAACACAGGTACAGTTACGTTAGCCCTACGTAAACATTCATGCGCTAACCAATAGATTTCGGTCTGGCGTTCATGCTCACGTAGGACTTTGCTAATACCTGATCCGTATTTTAACTCGAAAGCGTACTCGACACCTGGTGTTATCTTGTGCTCTGTGACTTCACCATTAGCCCTTGTTATCTTTAGCTTTGCCATTATTGCTCCTTAATTAAGGTGTTACGTCAACTACTATAACTGAGTTACAAGTAAATGTAATCGATTGAGTTGATATGTCGCCGACAGCGCCGTTAAGATCTTGTGTGTTATTGACAAGCACTGTAGTTTGATATTCTGGGTTTGTAGTGCTGATAGCTGCACTGGTGCGCTTGATTGTTAGTGGCACTGTTGTACCAAAAGCTGCCTGTAGTGTTGCGGTAACTGCACCTGATCCGCTTGCTGCATCATTATTTAATAGATCTAGTGTAATAGTAGATGCCTCTAAGCCCTTTACGAATTTGTGAGCGGTATCGCCCATTGCTGTAATTTCTAATTCATCAAAACTGCGGTTAATAGTAACCCCTGTTACATATGCTGAAATATCAACACTGTTAAGAGTAACTACCGCACCATTGGATAAAAATACGGCCATTAGTCTTGCTCCTCTTCTTTTTTGTAAGCAGGTTTTTTAACCGCTACTGGTGTGTGTGTAATCTGACCTGTCTTGGCCAGAAAGTTCTTTTCTTCTTCTGTTAATCCTTGGTATGCCATTTTAACTCCAACTCGTTAGGATTGATACAGTAATTTCTGATACTAGCAAGTCGCCACTAGCTGCGTTAACTATTGCTGGTGCAGAAACGCTAGATATGTTCATCTGATAGGTTGCAGCAGCCAGTTTAGTTACTACTGCCAAAATGTAATCTTCCATACCAGCCAGGTTGCCTTGATTGTCTAATGCTGGTTTAGTAATAAGTATTCTAAAAGTTGCTAAAGGGTTTACGCTTATTTCATCATTGTTAGATGGCGTGATATAAGGATCGCCTGCGGTGATAACCACGCTATTTGCAAGCAGTGTGGCAGGTGGAAAACTAAATACTGACCACACGCCAGCATTAGCAAGTGTTGTCGCTAATGTGCTACGTAATGTGGTTATTGCAGCTGGCATATTAACCTACCAGTGATGTTGGACTTGAATACGGCTGGATGAGGCCTCTGACCCTATTTACGAGTTGGTAACCGAGGCGGTAAGGACTCGCAGATACCCCATCCATGCCTACCCCACCAGTCTGGCTAACTTGTCTAGCTTGCCAGATATCTACGGCTACGATCATGGCCGCTTCTCGGATTGCAGGGGTGCTCGCATAAGATTGGGTCTTGTGTTCTGGGCCTCTTGCGTTGCCATAAGGTACTACTTTATGAAAATTTTGATTAGCTGCTGTTTTTGCATATTGCACAAATGAATAACCATTAGGGTAATTGGCTTGGCCATATTGATACATAAATACTGGAATTAAATTAGTAGTGCCTGTGCTTGGCGGTATTGTGCCAGTGATTGTGTAAGTGCCATTAAATGTTGAACCACAAGCGCTTACTACTATTTGTTGACCTGTTACAAATGCGTTTGGATTAGCCAGCATAAGTGTTGCCACGTTATCTTGTAATGCTGTGCCTACTACTGGGGCATCATTGTGCCATAAGTATTGTTGGATTAAATCTTCTGCCGATTGACAACATTCTTCAACTGTCGCATCGGAGTAGAGTGAACCAATACCAAGATTTGCCCTTAACTCGGCTGTCGTAACAAACGTTGCTGGCATCTCTACTCCTTTGCTAATAGCTCTCTGGGGCTAGGGCTACTAAACCCCAGAGATTACTGATTTGATTTAATTAAGGTGTTGCTGCGAACTTGATGATTCCGTAAGGCATTTTGGCGATTGTTGCCATAAATCCGTAAATTGCTACCTGTACTTGCAAATTGCTTACCACGTTAACAGACATAAATGCCTGAGGTGAGCGGTAAACTGTAAATGCCTCTGGTGCAAGGATTACAGCTGAGTTATCATCAAATGCAGTCTGTGAGAAGTTCTTGTCTACGTATAGATCAAGTCCTAATACATTTCCACGAATTGAAGAAGGTCGTACATCTCCACCTGCGTTCATTGGCTGAATTGCGTTGTAAATTGGTCGACCTGTGTTATCAAGTGCGCCCATCAAAGCTTGCCATTGTGCTGGGTTGCCGATGTAGTTCTGTGCAAAGTAGCCAGTGTTCTTGTAAACAGCTGCTGCTGCTTGTGCTGTATAAGCAACGATTCCATCGCTATCTGCTGATACTGCTGATGCTGATGTTCCTGCGGCTTGTAATGCTGTTAATGCGGCAGTGTCAATAGATGTTAAATATGCATTTTGTAATTGCTGTGTTAGTTCTGCAAAAAAATTACCATTTCCAAATCCTCTTTCGAGAAGCTCTACAGATAGAGTATTCATACCTGAATACTTTTGCACTGTACCTGAAAGATAAGCAGTTTCCATGCCTGTATTTTGTACTGCGCCAGCCTCTGCCTCAACAGTTACTACTGGTGCTACACCTGTGCCGCCACCTGCTGAAGTTACAAGTGATGGTACTTGAATTGTCATACCTGATGCTGGCAGAACGCCTTGAGAACATGCATCAATTGTTGGTGTGCCAAAACGTGTGTTAGTTACAAACTCGGTTAGATATTGAGTTGGGTTAAATGCTGGGTTAGTTGAAAATGAGTCATCTGCTGCAGCAATATAGAGTTTAGATTCATCGCTACCTAGTGCAGCTTTGATCTTGTGCTCTGTGTACTTCGCCATTGAGTTAATTGGTGAACGTACTGAAGTTGTAATAAGTGGTGCTGTAATTGTAGGGCGTGCAGCTTCTACTGTAGGAGTAGCAGCCTCTGCCTTTGCTTCTTGTGGCGCTGTTGCTAAATCTTCCACAGGAGCCTCGCTTTCTTTAGTTTCGATTGGTGTCTCTGCTTCGTTTTCACTAGCAGCAACTTTAGTTACTTGCGCAGCTGTAAACGCTGGGCTTTCTACCAGGCTAACCTCTCTTAGTGTTGCACTGGTTACATATAAATACTCTTTTTTCTGTACGGACTTATTTACATCTACACCGACAGATAAACCATCAATTAATTGCTCGCCAGCAAGGATTAAAGCATCTTGCCCTTGCATAGATGCGCTGATCTTAAATGATGCGTAGATTCCGTCTTTTTCTTCGTTAAATTTTTGCATGCGACCTATTGGGCGCTCTGGTGAATGTTGCATAAGCATCTTGACCTTGCCAGGATCGCCTATATCTATTGAGCCTTTAGCGAATACGACCTTACCAACGGAAGTATTGCCTACCTCTTCGAAAGGTACGATTTTGCCAGCGATAACTCTGCGCTCTGTATCGGCAGCTTCTATGTGGCTACTGAATGTAAGTTTCATTATCTTCTTCTCTTCCGTTAGGTGTCATTTGTTCCATTTCTTTAGCTTCTTCCACATCGATTAAGCCTAGATTTATCATTTTCTCTAATGCCTCTAGGCGCTTCATTGTGTCAGCTCTTAAGAATGATTCTTCTATAGCAAACTTAACTACATGGCCTCTAGGAGTAATATCATCCATGCTTAAACGATCTTCAATAGCACAGATAAAAGGCTGTAGTGAATATGCTACAAACTCTTTGCGACCATCAATAATGTTTTGGTAAGTCATGCTGTTATTCATATCTGCGCTTATGTAATATGCAGGTACATTCATAGCTCTAGCAATTTGTGTTGCAAGATATTGCTGTGCTTCGTTATACATCATATCTTTAGGACTAAAGCCTGTGGTTTCATAAGATAGGGTAGAAGTTAAATATGCTGTAGATCTATTTTGTCTGCTTTGCTTCCATTGTGCTAACAATCCTGATACTTGTTGCTCTGGTAGATCTGCGCCTGTGTTTTTAATGTAACCACTTGGCATTGGAGTTTGTGCAGATACAGCTGCGGCTTTTTCAATATCTAATGCGCTTTGTATTGTACGTGCTGCGGTAGTTAATACACCTTGTGTTAAGCCTTGAAATGTGATAAGTGAATTTATACCAGTCATTGGTGCTAATACACCATCTACATAATACTCATCTACTTCTGTACCAAATTTATTTGTAGTAAATGTAACTCTATTGTTAGCGATCCACTCAAATCGTGATGGTCTTAAATCATCTGCATATAATTCTGTTACACGCCAATATGCAACACCATAAAATAAAAGACTATCGACAGTCCATGATATGGTGACGGATCTTGGTTGCCGATAGTCTGGTTGATCTATCCAAAGAGGGTTCCCCAACTCCTCACCATTAGACTTTTTGTAAAGTTTTAATGGCAAGTATGAAACTACACCAGCTATAAGATTTCTGCAACGTGAAACGGCAGGTACTTGCATAGCAAAATTACGATCTAATCCACCTGGGAAATTACCAACACCAGTTGTAAATGAACCATAGCCATAGGCTGTGTCCATAATTGCAGGGGCGTATTGCGCTTGGACAGTTTCAGTTTTTTTATTTATACCCAAAGCAGACAATAGACCCATAGGTATACTTTATACCATAAATCGGACTAATGGTGCAAGTTAGACAAATATCTGTGCAGTTTGTTGCGGTCTAGTTAATTGGCTTACGACCATGGCAAGGCTTATTGCAGCTGTAACATCGCCAGCAGATTTACGCCTAATAATACGCCAGCCAGCATCATTTGTCTTAGCTGCACAGTTATTAAGGTGCTGTACTAAGTCTGCTTGCCCACTATGTACTAATCTAACGTTAGCCAGGGCATCTGATAAGTCTGAGCAGGCCTGGTAGAAAGCCTGGCCACTGCAATCTTCAATACGCCAACCACTTTGTTCTAATTTTGTGGCTAAAGTTTGTGTGGCGTACTTGTCAAACAGTATTTTGTGTGGGTGATACTTCTTTGCCCACTCATTAATATCACTAGCCATCTTAACTTCGTCTACAGCTACCTCACTTTGCCATAACTGGGCTAGACCTACTGCTATTTTGCCATCTTTTAGTTGACCCATAACTAAAGCACCAGATCTTCTAGTAGGTGCAATATCAAAGGCCATTATAGTCATTGGCCCGACAGGGATTTCTAGTGTGCTATCACTACATGCTTCAATAGATCCATATACCCAGGGGCTTACAGCGCTATCTATCCACTGGCAAAGCATTTCAGTTCTTGTAGCTTCTACGCTGTTTGTATTGACTGATTCTTCTAAGGTTTCTTCGGATATTAAATGCCCTAATGCTGGATTCGCTAATGCCCAAGCTTTACGATCATGTATCTTGCAGTGTTGAGGCGCTGACCACTCGTAATAACCTAAACTCTCTGGTGGGTATGATAAACAGCGCTCTTTAAGATCATTAAGCACAGTACTAAATCCATCACCTGCGTTACTAGTCATTAAGGTCATAGAATTAGGCCTAGCACGTGTGACTGGTAGTGCAGCTGTAAAGGCTTCTTCTGTCCATTCACGTAATTCGTCTATGTATAGAAAATCGGCAGTCTTACCACGTGGTGCATCTCTGGTAGCAGCGGCTATTTCATACCTAGCGCCATTAAGTAGGCTTATAGATTCTTGACCATTAGCCAGGCGTATCTGTCTTATTTGATCTTTTAGAAATTGATTATCTTCTATTGTATAACTAACTTGCCTAAATGTATCTAATGCCATATTACGATTAGAGGACATGCCCAGTACATTCTTAGAGCCCCATAAGAATAGATGGCTCAATATAAGCATGCGTGCTAAATGGGTTTTGCCATTTTGACGAGCTACCAGTATTAGAGCTGTCTTCTTGCGCCAGTTATCCTCATCATCTACACATAACAAATCATCTAGTACAAATCTTTGCCATGGGATTAAAGGTAGACCGATCCTCTCAGCTAGATCGGCCACCTCATCCGCTTTGCTCTTACCTTTAAGTAAGGGCGTGTGAACTCTAGGCTCTGTGCTACCAATTAGCCCGACCCCTCTTTTGATCGGGATTATTTCTGCATCATTACTCATCGAAGTTTATTGTATCTGGTTTATTAAAAGGTGATTCTGGAACGATCTGGAGCGTCTTGGAGAGAGAGGTTTTGGAAAAGACAGGGGGGGTCGCCGTGCTATTAAAAAAACGACCACCTTTAGCGCTATTACATGACTTACACATGCTTTGTAGGTTATCTGGACTCCACATGTCACCACCCTTAACTCTAGGTATGATGTGATCCACTGTATGAGCTGGCCTGTTGCATACCACACACACCCAACCATCACGATCAAGGATCTGTACTCGCAATTTCTGCCACTTGCCACTACCTATAGCTCTTTTACTCAATGCCATCCTTTAGTCTTGAAATGATTTAATGCTTTACACATAGAACCATATCTATTTAGATTGTACTTGATACCCCAGTCTACTTGCTTAAAGCCATCTACCTTAGCCAAGTACTTAGATCTACCTTGTGGTATGCCATAGTGTGAGCCATTGCGAGCGCTTGGATTCCATCTACTCTCATGATGATATAACTCATCTAAGCAATAGAACTCTGTGAATGAATGATGTAATTTAATAAATGCATATTGTTTGTAATGAGTAGCTCTTGGCTTATCTGCAACGGAATAATCTTTTAAAAAGCAAAGGCTAAATGCAATTAGCATAGAGCTCACCCAAACTCTGCGCCTTCCGAGCCTGGCCTTAGGCGGCTCAGCTTTTCGATTTAAGATCGAACGCTTTTTTAGGGTATCACACACTGTCAAATCCTGTAAGATAACCGCAGGTCAGACGGCGTGGCAAAGAATGGCACAAATTCATACTGATCTATCCAAGTACAATCATATCCAGCCTCACTCATTACTTACCTCTATTTCTATAAAGTATTCGCCCTTGGTATAAATTGTATCCTTACGCACAATAGGTGCTTTACGTAAGTCATCACCATGTAACATAATTAGATGCGATCGGTCGCTATTTAATATCACAAATATAGAATTATCTGTGGCGAATTTAAGCTTACGAGCTGGTATATGCATAGTTTTAAAAGGGAATCTAGCCCCTTTCCAATTATGCTTTACCTCAACTTCACAGTTGTAGTAATCACCCTCTGGATTTTTAAACAATAAATCTATCCCATATTGGTCAGGATTTACCCAGGCTATGCAGCCCTTACTTTCAAGCCATTTAATCACCAACTCTTTAGCGTTATCATTGTCAGCGTATAACTCTAAGCTAAAAGGTTTAATCAAGGTTTAGAACCCCATCCATTACCCTTTAAAATTATGCCAGGTGCTGAATACATACGTGCCATATTTAGCCCACATTTAGGGCAAAGCATCCCACCATCATCTTCTTTATATGTCCTATGCACACTTCCATAAGTACCACACTCATTACAGCTATATTCATACGTTGGCATCATAAGCCCCTATCAATAAACAGGTGTGGCAAGGCAGTGCGTCAAACTGCCAAGCCCCACAGCTCTTACATCTACTAACCTTGCTATCTTTAAGTGCATCTTTTTGCTCAGCTATATTCTTGACACCAACACAGCCACAGTCCATGCACTGATACATCTTGAACCCATCTGGCATATCTGCTTGGTCAAGCCATAAGAACTCAGTGTTACGACTGCACCCATTACATTTGAATTTAGTCACGTGCTATCAATTCATGGCATCGAAAGCATGTGCCATCTTTGAAAACCCTGTCATCTCCACACATCTCGCATGTGATAACAGATTTAACTAAATGCACACCGCTATCATCTATTTCGACAGTAACTCCACTGCCATTAATAATTGCTACGTAGCCCATATCTACTCCTTATCCTTGAAGTACCAAGCGCCTGTGCTGGTCTGCGATGCCCACTTCGCATGTTCTTTTATATTGCCTAGGCATACATAACCATAAAACGGCTTTTTGGTAGTTTTACTAACACCTGTGCGTAGGGTCATGCCTTTTTCACAGCAATCTAGAGGTGGTTTAGGCTGCTCTGGTACAGCTGCAACCCAATCAGTAGTAGTCCACTGCACCGGGTCTTCTAATTTGTTTTCGACTGTAAAAACTGCTCCACTTGAAGTATTAGCAACTCGTTGCATTTCTGTTCGGCTAGGTCTTGCACCTTTTTTCGAATAGATGTAATTTGCCAAAGCCCTACCAA